CCTTATGTCCTTTTAAATGCTGATAATTTGACCGAAAGTAACTTGGCTCAATTTATCCGTAGAATGATTATCAATTGCGTTGTTCCAATGCAATCAAGAGTATGTGAAGGTTTATTAGAGTGGTTGGCTCCAAGCATGGGTTTAAATCCTTCTCAATATGTTTTAAGATTTGATGTGGATGCTTATCCCGAGATGAAACAAAACTTCTTGGATGCAGCAAGTATATTGGAGAAACTAGATGGTGTTCTTACCCAAGATGAGAAAAGAGTATTTATGGACTTTGAGCCAACTAACGATCCGATTATGCAACAAGTTTATATTCGTTCTAATCAAGTGCCATTAGGTAGCCTTAGTATTGATCCTACCGAAATTGGTTCAATGGTAACCGAAGAAGATTAATGGAAACATGGGCCATCATATTGAACTCGGTTATAATAACAAGTTCCTTTTGGTTCGGTTTCTTTCTTGTTTATGATTCTAAATTAAAAAACAAAGAACGCGAAAAAGTTGAGAAACTTTTTAAAAACAAAAGATGGTAAGCGAAGAAATGTATAGGGTTGCATGGCGAAGGAGGCACGATATTAATGAACGTGCCTTATTTGCTTATATACGCACTAAATTAGCCGTAGAAACAAAAACATATCTTAATTCATTAGAAGGAAGGAATCCGCAAACATTCCACATAACCAATCACTTTAATGAAAGATGGTTATTGGAGATTATGCGTGATGCTTATACCAAGTTTGGTTTAAAGCAAGGTAAATTCTTAGATGAATATCAAAAGAAAGAAGAAGGCGATAATTTTGAAGAAAATTGGTTATTATTGCTTTTGTTATTGTTTAAAGATATATCCTACTTCTATATTGTTTTAGGTATTATAAATACGATTAAACAAGACATTAAAAGATTTGTTGAGGATCAATTAGAAAGAGGTGTACCAAAGGCAGCAATTATTACTTTGCTTGGATTATACTTATCTACAAGAAATATTATTAGAAGTCAAACTATTGCAAGAACGGAGATAACTAAAATAATGAATTTGGCATCTCAAAGTTGGGCCGAGTCACAAAAGAAAGTTTTGACTAAAAAATGGATTGTCATATTAGATGGTAAGGAAAGACCTTCACATAATGCAATGGCTGGTTATCCATCAATACCATTAAATGAAAAGTTTAATGTTGGGGGCAATTTAATGAATGGCCCAGGCGATAATTCCGCACCACCAAGTGAATTAGTTAATTGCCGGTGTGGCCTTATGTTTTTATAAATAATTTGGTAATTATGAATTTTTATTATATTTGCAATCAATAGTAGAAAATATGAGAGATTATAAAATAAAGTCGGAAGGTGAGATTACTAACGTAGATATACCAAAACGTATGGTTTCGGGATATGCTTCTAAGTTTGGTAATATTGATCTTCATAATGACATGATGATGCCCGGTGCATTCACAAAGACTATTAAGGAACGTGGACCACAAGCTAAAAATGAAATATGGTTTTTACATAACCATGATTCTAGCTTGCCATTAGGAAAGCCAAGTGTTCTTAAAGAAGATAACTATGGTTTGTATTTTGAGGCATCTATTGTAGATACTCAAATTGGTACGGATAATTTAAAACTTTATGAGGCTGGTTTAATTAACCAACACTCAATAGGGTTTTCAACTATAAAAGAAAATAAGGTTGAAGGTAAGAGTGCAAAAGATTCTTACTATCAAATTCAAGAAGTTAAATTGTATGAATTTTCTTCGGTTCTTTGGGGTGCTAATCCCGACACTCCATTTATGGGGATGAAGTCATTAGATGCCAAAGGATTGCAAGAAAGATTCGATAAACTTTACAAGCAATTGAAAAGTGGAAATTTAATGGATGAAACTTATGAATTGTTAGAAATTGAGTATAACTTTATCAAGTCGGAATTATTTAAACTAATCAATGAGAGGGAGAAGTCGGAAGAACCCACTCCACCTATTATTGATCCAGTAGAAGAAGAACGTAAGAAAAGTGTTGAATTTTTGTTAATTTTAAAAGAACAGTTAAATAAATAATAGTTAATATGGAAGATATTAAAAAACTAGTTGAGGAAGTAAAAGGTGACCTTAACGAAATGATTCAAAAAGGTGTTGGTCGTGAGATGGAAGGCTTAGGTCTTTCTGACTTAATTGAGAACACTAAAAATGCTGGTGAGAAATTGGCTTCTTTAGAAGATAAATTAGGTAACGTAGAGAAATCTTTATCTGATGCTATCTTAGATGCTAAGACTAAGTCTGTTGAGCAACCAGAGAACTTTATGGCTAAGGCTTTCGAGGCTAATGCTGATAAATTTAAGGCTTTGTCTTCTCGTAGAGATGCAGCTTTTGGAATGAACTTGAAGGCCGTAGGTGATATGAACCTTACTGCTAACATTGGTGCTGGTTGGGCTGGTTCAATCGCTGGATTGTCTAACACTATCATTACTGATCCACTTCGCCCAATTCACTTGCGTGATTTGTTGAGAACTTCAACTATCGAGCAAAATGGTGTATTCAAGTTCGCTAAGAAGACTGGTTCTGAAGGTGGTGCTGCTATCCAAACTGAAGGATCAAGCAAGGCACAAGTTGATTATGATTTCACTATCTCTGAGGTTACTCCTAAGACAATCGCTGCTTACGCAAAGATTTCTAAGCAAATGTTATCTCGTTTGACTTGGTTACAATCATTTGTTTCAACTCAAATGATTAATGACTTATTGAACGTTGAAGATACTAACTTGTATGACTATGCTGGTTCTTCTGCTTTCGCTGGTCTTTATGAGTCGGCTGCTACTTACACTCCATCGGGAACTGTAACTATCGCTTCTAACCGTTGGGATAAATTGGCTAACTCAATTGCACAATTGAAAGCTTTGAGATTTGCTCCTTCTGCTATCTTGGTTTCTCCAATTGATGAGATGGAATTGATGATCAACAAAGAAAGTGGTGCTGGTTATTCTCATCCTTCTTTATTGTTAGGACAAAGAATGACAATTGCTGGTGTGCCAATTATCGCAACTGACATTGTTACTGCTGGTACTTTCATGACTGCTGACTTAAACAAGGCTGCTGAATTGTTATTCGAAGATAACATCATGACTGAATTTGCTTACGAAGATGGTGATAACTTCACTAAAAACTTAGTAACTGTGCGTGTAGAGGAAAGCGTTGCTTTACCAATCTACTACACTACTGCTATGTTGAAAGGTTCTTTCGCAACTTCATAGTTTTAGTTTTCATTTTATGATTATGTAAGCCTACTTCCCATGTGAACAGTAGGCTTATTTTTTTAAAATTTTAAATATAAAGTTATGCCAAGTGTAAAATGTATTAAGGTTTATCATGATTCTATTTTACTTAGAAATATAGAAGAAGGAGAGATACTTGATTGCGAAGTAGAAAGAGCAAATCATTTAAATTCATTAGGTTATGTGGAAGTCATTGTAGATACCGAACCGGTAGAGCCTCCACTAGATAAAGCATTAAAACCTACTTATAAGAAGAAATAATGACTTACGAATTAGAACCTGTAAGAACCCAAGGATTAGATGTTACAATAACATCGGATGCCTTAGCTATTCCAATTACCTTAGCCGAAGTTAAGGACCATGTAAATGTAGATTTCGCTGATCACGATACCCAACTAACTAATTTGTTAGCATCGGCATTTCGTGAGGTTGAGTTATTTACTCAAAAGTCTTTAAAGACTAAAACGGTTAGACAATCTTTTAAGGAGATTAATGGAACGGTTGAATTAGTTTATAGTCCAGTTCAATCTATAACTTCCGTAACCGATGCAAATAATGTAGCTTTAGATTATACTTCAAGTATTGATAAAACTAAGATTAGTGCTTATTCTGCAAGTGGTATTAAAATTACCTTTGTTGCGGGATATACTTCTTTACCAGCGGATTTAAGAAATGCGGTATTGGATATTGTAGCCGTTGACTTTGATAATAAAGTAGAGGATAAAAGATTAGCTTTAAAATCTATTAAAGATAGAATTAGACATTATCGCCCAATATATGTATAATAAGTTAAATAGAGTTAAAGGGATATTTAAGCGAAAACTATCGGGTACATCCGATGGTGCGGGAGGTTTATCGGGGGTAACATATTCAAGTTATACCACAAGTATATACTTTGCGGAAACAAGTTCGTTCTATGGGAATTATGGCGGTATTAGAAACATTGAGAGTGCCAACTTTGGCACAAATCAATCCTTTGAAGGAAAGATGAGATACCGAGCCGAATTTATTCCAAGAACAACTGACATCTTAGAAGTTAGGGGTGTTGAATATGCTATCTCTAATATTATTGATCCAGATTTTACTAAAAAAGAATTAACATTTAAAGCAGCAAGAAG